GATAAATTCTTGCCGATATTGAATTTGAAAAGCTGTTTCAGCCATTGAGGCATCCTCCAAAAAGTGAAATTTCCGTTTCCACTCGTCGGGTTAGCCTGCACCGTGGCTCGACATGGGTTGTCCCAGGAATGGGGGCCATGCGTCTGCCGGCAGGAGCCGGGGGGCGGCGGGGGCCTTACGGGTTGTCCCGCCTGGTCGTGGTAGCTCGAAATTTACACCGACTACCCGCGCCTGGCAAGTGGTGTCTTGGCGGGTTTCTTTTTGAAGCCGTCCGTGGCGTAGTACATCGCCATCTGCTTCTTGGTGAATGTGCGGCCGGATGGGCTCTTGTATTTGTTCCTACCGACTTTGCGAAAAGGCACTGAATACCGTCCTTGGGATGGCCCCGGTTGTCCTGGTTGGCTTAGGATCCAGGGGATTCGAGGCCCAGGACTCCTGTTGTTCCTGGGCCCTTGCGTACCAGGCAGCAGCACCCTTCGGGCCTTCAGGACCTTTCGGTTTCTTTCCAAACAGGCTACCCACTGCGCTTCCCCTTGTGTTTGGTTTTCTTGCTCTTGCCGTTCTCAGTAAACGGCGAATATCGGACCCCGCCCAAGTTCATTTTGCGCTTCTTGGTGCCGGCGTATGATTTTTGGGGAGCCATCTCAGCCACCGAGAGGGGTGCTCACGTTGACCTGCTTTTGGTTGCCAGGCTTCTGGAACTTGGTGAACCCTGGGGCGCCCTTCTGCATCCCGCCGTCACCTGGGTCCGTCAGCTTCTTGCCAATTTTTCGGTGCATCATCATGCCAAGCGGAAGTTTCCAATCTTCCTTTACGAGTCCAGACATGATTCACCTCACATCGACAATGGCGTTTTGACAGGACCAGGGCCTGGCGTCGTGCGCGATCCACCCATGCCGCCGTTCTTGCGCATCCGGCTGCTGGCGACCCCGCCGCGACCCCGCGGCGATGAAGTTCCCTGGCCTCCCTGGCCAGTGTTACTGCCCTGGCGCTTTCTCCAGTCAATCCCCGTATATGGCATCGAGCCCTGGGCAATCGTCTGGATCTTCTTCTTGATGGATGACATCTCCGGCCCTCCTATGCCGCTTGGTGTTTTGCTCGAATGTCGTAAAGCTGGCGCAGTCGAGCCTGCATTGCCTCGTCTTTGTTGTAGGCCTGGCGATCCTCGCGCATGACCTTCTCGATCTCCGCGATTTCCGCGTCAACTGTCTGCTGCGGATCCGCGTTGCCCTGACCTGGTATAGACATCGGGTGCATGATCGACCTGGCCAGCTCGGCCAGACCAGTCAGCACCTCCGGGTTGTTCATAATCGCGCGGCCGTCCTGGCCTCTGGCGTTGAGCAGAATGCTCTTGCCCTCCTCGCCAAAGGTTTTCTCGATCATGGCGCCGACGATATTGATGTTCTGGCGGTAATCGCCGCCCCATTCCTGGCGCAGCGTGTCCTCAGTTTCCTGGTGCTGCAAGTGATCCATCTCGGCCAGTTGATCTTGCTGCTGCTCGGCAAAGCTGTTGTACCACTCGATCGCCTTGTGAGCGATCTCCGGCGGCGCATTGACATCGTGCAGGGCCTCGGCAAAGGAGCTGAATATCTCCTTGTCCTCGTCGCCCAGGACCAGGCCATCCGGCAGGTTCTCGGTGTAGCCAGTGGGCTCAAGGGGGATTCCGTGTTGCTGCCGGTAGGCCCGGATCTGCTCGTCGGTCGCGTCAGCGGGCAGACTGTCCTGGAGCTGGCCAGAGCTTATTTTCTGCTGCGCTTCGCGGAACGAATTGGCGAAGGATCCCAGGGAATCGAACCGCTCGAGCTGGCTTTTGAACTTGTCGTCGTCGCCGGCGGCGGCTGAGCGCCAGTCAAAGTTCTGCGCCTCAGATAGGCTCGTGAACAGTTCATCAGGCGAGGAAAAGTTCGACAATGCCTCGAGCTTGGTGCTGTCGTCGCCGGCCAGCGTCTCTTTCCAGGAATCGTCAGTGTTCAGTGCGTTGTCAATGTTCTCGTCAGTCATCAGGTTGCTCCGGGTTTCTGATTGCTATTTTATCCGGGTCTGTCCGGGTTGGTGCTGAATTTAGCATGTAGATTATGGTGGTGCCCGCGTGGCGGCGCCCTTCCGCAAAGGCAGTCAGGTAAGGATCCCCTGGCCGGAACGAGGTGTCGTGTGTTCCAAAGGCCAGGATCAACCATTCAAGGGCGCGGCGCTGCTGGCTTGGGGTTGCTTCGCCGCGATGGAGTGCCCGAATGGCCTGGATGTCGGCTTCGGTGTAGTCCGGCCTTTCCAGGGGATCCTTGTGTGGTCTGAAGTCCTCGCGTTTCGGTACGAGTGCCATTAGATTAGCTCAGCTCCGTCACCAGGTACTTCCGACATGGTTTTCTGAGCTTGGGCAATATCCCTGGCGCCCTTGCCAGCCTGCTGGCTCATGGCCGCCGCGGCCATCATGTCCTCCTGCTGCTGCTTCTCGGCAACCAGGCGGGCCAGCTCACGCGGCGAGCGGATATGTTTCTCGGCCAGGCCGACACCTTCCAGTGCGGATCGCAGCGCGGTGCTGACGTCCATGGCCATGATGGCATTTGGATCCAGGGTCATCGCCCGCTCGATAAGATCGGCCGATTCCAGGAACTCGCTGGCGTTCTTGCGCTCGATCGCGTCGTGCAGCGGCGAGACAAACTTGAAGTGAACATCACGGCCCTGGAGTTCAGAAGGAATGTCCCTGATAGCTCCGAAGTGGCCAGCGCGTAGGAGAGCGTCGAACGTATCTTCACAAAGTTGGCCGTTGTACTCATGTTCCATCGGCTCAAATAGAGGCAGTGCTGCTCTGACGTATTCCTCAACGCGCTGGCCAACCTCGAAGGCTGTCATGTCACCCTGCGGGGGCGGCAGGGTGAGCTTGTTGATGTAGAACGCCTCGGCCAGGGCCATCTGCTGGCGATCGTGGACTTCATAGCCCATCGGCAGACCGCGGCGGTCCTGGTTGATCGGACGCAGGACGTCGCCCTTCCGCTCGTCGTATTCGACATCGGCCCAGGTGATGCCGCCCGCATAGAGCTGGATGTCAGAGCGAATGGCATCCTGGGTGGCGATCATCGGTGGTCGAACTGAAACTTCACCAGCCTCAAGCAAGGTGAGGGTCATGGCCTGGATCAGGCGAGCATCTGGAAGTCCGGCGACAGTAGCCGGAGAATATGCGTACTGACTGCCGGAAACGGTCTGCCAACGGGGCAAGGTGATGCCATGAGAGGGAGCGCCCTGCTCATGGATGATGTGATTGTTGGCAACGTCCAGGTAAACCATAACCCATGCGGTCATGTTGCCCATCTGCTGGAACGGGCTGCTTGATACATTCGCAAACTGCCCCATCTGCCCCTGGTAAATATCGGAGCTGATGACCAGACGCATACACTCGACTTCCTGAAGGTCGCCGTTTTTGGTATTGATGTTCTGGAGCATGGTCGCGTGAAGGCGATCGTCTCCGAACTGCTGTCGAAGCTGCCTGATGGTCGGCTTCCACTTGATGTAAATTTCGCCAATGGAGCCATCGGCCATCTCGGCCCAGGCAACGTCTCTGAGGTGCCAGCACCGATACAACAGGTGCGGCGTCTGCGCTGACCAGTTGATCTCGCGCGAAATGCAGCACTGGCCGAAAGCGGTGAAATCGGCATCGCCTTCCGTGGTGGCGCGAACGAAATGCGCCTTGCGATCGTACATCGCCGTGCGCATCCGGCCGCTGGCCCACTCTAGCCAGGCCTTGGCGCCCTTCGACAGCGACTCGTGCTCGTCAGCCGAGATGATGAACCACTCCTTCTTGCGCGGCCTGAGCATGGACGCGATGGAATTGGAGAGTTCCCGGTGAACCAGGAGCGGGTAGGAGGTGTGGAGGTTTTCAGCAAACTCCTCGCCTATGTAGCGAGTGAGCGTGAAATCGGCGCGTTGCGGATAGAAGTTTTCAGCGATTTCTTGCCAGAGCGTGGTGATGGCCTTTCGCTGATTGAACAGTTTAGAGCCGCGCTCAATCAGGTCCTTGGCTTTCATCCCAGGGTATCCTCCTGGTCGGTCAGCACGTTGCTGACGCGCGATCCACGTTGGCCGGCTGCCTGGCGCCTGGCGCGGCGACGGAGACTTTTTTCGTCCGGCATCTCTGCGCCCTCGTAAATCTTGTCGAGCGCCTGCTGGCGCTTCATCTGGCGCTCTTTGCGAATTTCGCGATTGGTCTTGTAGCCCTTGCCCATAGACGCATTAGCAAGTCGCTTGGCGGTGTTCTTCAGTCCAGACATCTCAGTGCCTCCTCCGTGGCCCCATGTTGACAACCGGGCGCCTCTTGCGCTCCGCGAGTGTACCAACCATTTGCTCAGGACGGTATCTCCAATCCGTCGCATGAGTAATTGCTTTCGGCCCATCCGACCAGGCCATGACCACGGCATCGCCGCGGTCGGGTGAGCGCCCCAGGGCCTTCACCAGTTCCTTCTTGGGTGTGATCTTGATGCCCTGGGGTGTGAGTTCCCAGTGCGGCGCGGTCAGGTCCGATACCAGCATCGGATCATCCGGCAACATGATTGGGCTGCCGCCTTCCCGGTTCGGATCCAGGGCCTCGCGGAATCGCCAGTACACCTCGGATCGCTTGTTGAAGAACTTGAGCTTCTTCTCCTCGGTCGAGCGAACCGACTTGTCCATGCCGATATGCGAGCGAACCTGGACGCCGTTTTCCTGGAGATGCGCAAAAGCCTGGGCGCCGTTCGTCTCGCCGCAATCCAGGACGACCACCGAATCGTGTTTCCGGTACTTCACCACCAGGGAGGCAACGTCGCGGCCGTGCGGCGTCTCCTCGCCCTTGCAGGTAATCAGCGGCGCGAACCAGCCGTCATAGCGCAGCGCCAGGACCGTTTCATCGCGCATCCTGGCAGCATCGACGCCGATCGCGCACTGCGGAATGCCTTGCGGCGGGCTTGGCTCCCATCGTTCCTGGGCCTTCCTGATCCAGTCCGTGGGAATGACCTGTTGCGGATCGTCCTGGCGGGCGGCCATAAAATTGCCGTCGCGAAGTGCCGAGCGCAGCGGTTCCTGGAGGCCGTCCAGGACCGCCGCGTAATTGGTGTCGCGAAGAAACGGGTTGTCCACCATGCGACCTGGAATGAAGGTCCTCGACATGGGAGTGCGCATCCGGCCACCGATTTCGACCGGCTCAGGGCCGTCTACCCAGAAGTCATGGCCGTCCTCGTCGGAAACGACCCATCGCAGCTCACCAGGGGCCGCCGGGTTCGGATGCCGCTCGTCCAGCCAGGGCGCGAACATTGGGATGATCCAGTCGCCCACGCTCGAGATCGGCGGGTTGGAGGCGAGCACCGTGCGACATCGCTGGTTCGGATCTGCGGAGCGCACCCAGCCCATAAGATAGCGCACCTGCCGCTCCGGCAACTGCACCACCTCGTCTATCGCCAGGAGATCGTGCGCCTGGCCCTGCCAGTGTTCCTCATCACCAGGTTGCGCCAGGCCGCCAAATTCGATCGTCTTGCCGTTGACCGTTCTGAGCCTGGGCGGGATCGAGCCCTTGAAACCCTTGTCGGTGCCGTTGATCTCTTTCGCGCGATCGGTGAGCGCGGCCAGGTCAACGTAGTGCTTCCTGACAATCAGTGATCGCTGGTGGTATTCAAACGCGAGCCCAAGTATCAGGTCCGACTTGCCGGCACCGCCGGCGCCACCGTAAAGCAGCACATCGGCATCGCAATTAATCGCGTCGAGCTGCGGGCCTGGACTGGGGATCCACAAGTGCCCCGCCGACTGGTCGGCTATGAATTTATCCACCTCGGCCATCTGCTCCTCTGGCAGATCGGCCATGCGGCGCAACAGATCCTCGACCAGGGCCTCACTCATAAATCGCGTAGCTCCACCAGAAGAACATATCGTCTATGGGCACCGCTTTTTTCGAGCCAACCACCTCCTCGAGAATCTCGAACGGCACAGACAGCAGTTCCTTGATCGGGTAATCGAATGCCACTGGCAGCGGATTCATAAAGCGCGGGTTTTCCACGCGCACCACCATGTTTTTGTCTGGCGAGTCAGGATTGAGCGTAATCAGGCCAACCCCTATCGGCTCGGCCTGGGCCTGGAGATCCTCCATGAATTGCTCAACGCCGACCACGGTTCGCCGCTCTTTTCTTCGCGTAGTGCCGCGGGCATTTGTCCTGGTTCTTGGACGCCGACTCGACGGCGTACTGGCCGCGCTTCATCTTGCGACTAAGGCCATTGTTTCTGACATGGTATTTGCCGTGCCTGACGGCTTGTTTTGCGCGGTACCTGAAATCGGCCTGCTCTTTGCGATCAACTTGCATTTGAAAGCTCCAAGAGAGTTCGACCGGCGAAACGGCAAAAAGCCGGTCGATAAGCCCACTCTGACGCCGTTCTCCTTCGGGGGCTCCTCTCAAAAAAATGGCCGGCGCTCAAGATGACAGTCACGAGCGCCGGCCAGTCAGGAACGAACCATGACGCACTCACGACTGGCTCGAGGGGAAGAATAGCACGTTCATGTCAAGATACCACACCAGCGGGCAATTCCGCACCAGGCGGGCTCTGCAAGGCACAAAACGACACCTCGATGCGCCGCGCTCAAGCGGCAGGTGTAA